TGAAGATTTTGATTGTGTGATTGTTGATGAAAGTCACCAAGCAAAATCCAAATCTTTAATTGACATCATGAAGAAGTGTCATCATGCTAAATATCGTTTTGGTTTTACTGGAACTTTATCCAATGGTGGAAAAGATTCTCAAACTCATGAATGGGTGATTTCTGGATTATTTGGACCAACATATAAAACAATTAATACAAAAGAGATGATAGAAAAAGGTAGAGCATCTCAACTTGATATTCATTGTTTAGTACTGAAGCATACTCCACAACAATTTGAACAATATGAAGATGAGATTCAATTCTTAATTAGTAATGAAAAAAGAAACAATTTTATTAAGAATCTTTCTCTAGATTTAAATGGAAATACCTTGGTTTTATTTGCTAGAGTAGAAGCTCATGGTCAGATACTATACGATTTAATAAATAACCATAGTGACAAAACTAGAAAAATATTTTTTGTTCATGGTGGGGTTGATGTAGCTGAAAGAGAAGAAATTCGAGAAATTACAGAAAGAGAATCTAATGCGATAATTGTCGCTAGTTATGGAGTTTTCAGTACTGGAATATCAATCAAGAATTTACATAATGTAATTTTTGCTTCTCCGAGCAAGTCTAGAATTCGAAATTTACAAAGTATCGGACGAGTTTTAAGAAAAGGAAACAATAAAGATAAGGCAGTTTTATATGATATTTCCGATGATTGTACTTACAAAAATCGAAAGAATTATACACTAAATCATTTTATAGAAAGAATTAAGATTTATAATGAGGAAGAATTCAATTACGAAATTATACCAATAAATTTAAATCAATGATGGAAGAAGATTTTTATGCAAGCTTAAAATTAGTAAGTGGAGAAGAGATATTTGCAAAAGTATCACCATCCGAGGAAAATGGAAATCTTATGATTATACTCTTTGATCCTATTACAATTGATGAAGTAAAAACCAAATATGGTCATGCATATAAAATAGAACCATGGATGAAAACAACAAAGGAGGATATGTTTATAATTGACATGAAGAATATAATGACAATAACCGAAACAACTGATTCAGATATTATATCAGCTTATGACAAGTTTGTCAAACAAAAAATAAAAGATAATATTAGTATGGGATTAAACTACTCTGAGTTAACTAAAGAGATGGGTTATGTGTCTAATATTAAAGAAGCTAAAGAAATTCTAGAAAAGATATTTAAAAGTAATTAAAACAGTTAATAGTTCCCTTCGGGAACTTCTCTTCGAGAACTATCTAGTATTATTTTTTCTTTAGTTCTATTAAGTTCTTTAGGATTATTAATGTAATAAAGTTTATTAAAGTTATCTAGTAATTAATAGATAAAACTTGTTTTTCATCCGTGACAAGGCTGATTGTACACACTTTTGACATGTTTGTCAACCCCCCTTGCCAAAACCTTTTTCTTGTGTTATAATATGGCTACATAATAAGTACAAGAGATATGATTACAACAGCAGTAATGACAAAACGGAAGCGTAGTGTACACTATGTCAACAATAAAGAATTTCTGACTGCTCTCGTTGAATATCGCACTGCGGTTAGACTTGCGAAGGAACGAGATCTACCAAAACCTATAATTCCCAATTATATTGGAGATTGCTTTTTAAAGATTGCGACTCATTTATCCTTCAAACCAAATTTTGTGAACTATATGTTCAAAGATGACATGATTTCTGATGGGATTGAAAATTGTGTACAATACATTTTAAATTTCGATCCAGAGAAATCATCTAATCCCTTTGCATATTTTACTCAGGTTATTCACTATGCATTTTTGAGGAGAATCCAAAAAGAAAAAAGGCAATTGGAAATCAAAGGAAAAATTCTGGAAAGATCTGGTTTTGATGAAGTATTTGTAGACGACAATACACTTGACAACGGCAATTATTCCGATTATAATAGCATCAAAGATTCCATTTACAGTAAGATGAGAAACTGAAGTATGCTTGTTGCCGTTCTCACTGACACTCATTGGTCTTGTCGGAAGTCATCAAAATTATTCCAAGATTATTTCGAACTTTTCTATAAGAACATATTCTTTCCGAAGCTTGAGGAACTTCAGATTGATACTGTGATCCACATGGGGGATGCATTTGACAATCGAAAGTCAATTGATTTTTATGGATTGGAATGGACAAAAAGAGTTGTGCTAGATCCACTATCAAAATATGATGTACACTTAATTAATGGAAATCACGATGTGTACTTTAAGTCAACAAACCGAGTTAATTCTCCTGATTTGTTACTGAAAGAATATTCAAACATCAAAACATACTCGGATCCAACTGAAGTTAATATCGGAGGATTGAACTTATTGTTTATTCCTTGGATTAACCAAGAGAATGAACATAAGACTTATAATTTACTCATGAAAACAAATTCCAAAGTGGTGATGGGACACTTGGAGTTTAATGGGTTTGAAGCATATAAAGGGCATGTAATGGAAGACGGGATAGACACAAATCCATTCAATAAGTTCACAAAAGTTTTTTCTGGTCACTTCCATACAAGATCCGATAATGGAAAAATTTATTACATCGGAAATCCTTATGAGATTTATTTTAATGATGTTAATGATACCAGGGGATTCATGATCTTTGACACTGAAACTTTGGAACATATTTATATTGATAATCCATATAAGATGCATTATAATCTTTATTATGATGATACGCCAAATCAACTATTGAATACTTCTGAGTTAGAAAATAAAATCGTAAAATTGGTGGTAAGGAAAAAATCAAATGTAAAAGAGTTTGAGCATTTCGTTGATAAATTGCACAAGGCAAATCTATCAGAATTGAAGATAATTGAAAATTATTCTTTGGTTGACGAAATTGAATTTGACACATCAATTGAAAACGAAGATACTTTTTCTTTGTTACAAAGATTTATTGATGAAAGTGATTTGTCATTAAATAAAAATCAGTTAAAGAATATTTTGAAAGAAACTTATATGGAAGCATGTGAGTTGGTCTGATGTTTTTAATTACTCTCGATGGAAAAGAAGATGAGGGAGCATATGCCGTATTGAATCCAGATGGCAAAAAAGTTATTTTTTTCTTCCAAAATGAAGATGATGCAGTTCGTTATGCTATGATGTTAGAAGAAGATGGGATGCCAGAAACCCATATCATAGAATATGACGATGATATGTTGATCAAAACATGTGAAGTAACTGGAAATCTTTATACTATTATAACACCAAATGATATTGTAATCCCACCAAGAATTCATGATAATATTTAAAAAAGTAAGATTCAAAAATTTTCTTTCTTTTGGTAACGCATTTACTGAGATTAATTTAGATACACATCATAATACTTGTATTATTGGTACAAATGGAAGTGGTAAAAGTTCTTTTATGGATGCAATTACCTATTCATTGTTTAATAAAGCATATAGACCAGTAAATAAACCACAACTAATTAATTCCGTCAACGAGAAAGAGTGTCTAGTTGAAATTGAATTTACGATTGGAACTACAGAGTGGAAAGTAAGAAGAGGACAGAAACCAGCAATATTCGAGATTTATAAAAATGGTGAACTATTAGATCAAAGTTCATCTGTAATCGATCAACAGCGTTGGTTTGAGCAAAATGTACTGAAGATGAATTATAAGTCTTTTACTCAGGTGGTGATTCTTGGTAATAGTAACTTTATTCCTTTTATGCAACTGACTCCCGCTAGTCGAAGAGAAGTCATTGAGGATTTGTTAGATATTAAAATCTTTTCTTCAATGAATGTTGTTGTTAAGGATAAGATTAAATCCATAAAAGACGACATAAAACTTTTAGAGATTAAGAAAGATTCTCTCTTTGATAAAGTTAAAATGCAATCTAATTTTATTGAAGAAATTGAGAAAGAGGGGAAAACACAGATTGAGGAACGAAATACAAAAATTACTAAAATTGGCGAACTTTCAATTCAAGCCAATGAGGAAAATGAAAAATTGTTGGAAATCACCGAAAAACTAAACAAAGATCTAGAAACTTTAAGCGAAAGTCCAAGTAAACTCAAAAAACTTGGATCACTTGAAGGTAAAATATCACAGAAAATATCTACGGCGAAAACTGATAGAAGTTTCTTTACCGAAAATTCAGTGTGCCCAACATGTACGCAGAAAATAACTGAAGAACTTAAAGATCAAAAAAACTCAGAATTTGAATCGACGATTAATGAGTTAGAAGATGCATACCAAAAACTAAAAGATGCAATTTTAGAAGAAGAAGAAAAGGAACAGAAGTTCAAAAAACTTTCTAGAGATTTACTTGACATCAATCATAAGATATCTAATAATAATCTTAAAGTAAAACAGTCTAAAAATCAAATTCGAGAACTTGAGTCAGAAATAGTAAAAATCAAGGAAAAAATAGAAAATAAAAATGTAGAACATGATAAATTAAAATTTCTAGAGATCGAACTGGAAAATATTAAAACTGAGTATGTAGATAAGAAAGAGAAAATTGAATACTATGACTATGTGCATCTATTACTTAAAGATAATGGAGTAAAATCTAGAATTATAAGAAAGTATCTTCCATTGATTAATCAAAGTGTAAATAAGTATCTCCAGATGATGGATTTCTACTTGAATTTTACTCTAGATGAAGAATTCAATGAACAGATCAGAACTCCAGTCTACGAAGACTTTAGTTATGGTAGTTTTTCTGAAGGTCAGAAACAAAGAATTAATCTAGCTCTATTATTTGCCTGGAGAGAATTGGCGAAGATTAAAAACTCGGCCAATGTTAATTTATTAATCCTGGACGAAATTTTTGATTCTTCCTTGGATTCTTCTGGTATTGATGATTTTTTGAAAATCATTCGTTATGTAGTCAAAGATTTTAATATTTTTGTGATCTCACACAAAGATGGCGTACAAGATAAATTCGACAAAATCATGGAATTTGAGAAAAGAGGTAATTTTTCTCAAATTCGTAAGTGACAGTTCTATGACTGTCTACCTAGCCACCAATAGGTGGTTTTTTTGTGTATAATTGTTTGGTACGACTCAAATACTATGCAGCACAATCATGAAATTCGTGGGAACCTTGCTAGGCTTCTTGCCACAGAAAATCTAAACATTGAGAATGCAAATGTAGACACTGCTTGTTTTAATGTCGAGACTAGGACTCTGACTCTACCCATTTGGGAACGAGCATCCGATCTTGTTTATGAACTTCTTCTCAGTCATGAGTGTGCACATGCGATCTATACTCCAAATACGGATTGGACTGAGTTGACCAGTGTTCCAATGGATTTTCTAAATGTTACTGAGGATGCTCGCATCGAAAAACTCATGAAGCGTCGATATCCAGGACTTAAGAAGGCATTCTTTAATGGATATAAGGAATTAAATGATGATAACTTCTTTGGAATTTCTGATGCAAATTTAGACAAATATAATCTAGCAGATCGCACCAATTTATACTTTAAGATTGGACATTTTGTCGAGATACAGTTTACAAAAAAAGAGAAAGAACTTCTGGATGAAATTGCAGATGCTGAGACATTTGAAGATTCCATTCGTTGTGCGGAGAAGCTATACGAATATTGCAAGGAAATGGAAACCCAAAAAAATCTAGATTCTATTTCTTTTGAGGCTGGATCTGGACAAGGAACTTCTGGTAACCCCATGCAAGTTTCACCAGGTAATGGCAATGAACAATCGGAATCGCAATCTAATGCCACGAATGGCGGACAACAAAGTGAAAGAAATCAGAATTCTTCTGGTGGGGATTATGATCCAGCTGGAAAATCTGGATATGTAAAGACTTCTTCTTCTTTGCAGCAAGCAATCAATAAACTATCTGTGAATACTGGACAAAAAATTAATTACCTTAATATTCCAAAGCTTGATCTGAGTAAAATTATTGTGACTCCAAAACAGATTCATACAAAGTGCGATCGACATTGGAATAGTTCACATGGAAATGACTTTACTTCTGTGGATTTGGATTATAAGAAATTCAAGTCCTCTGCCAAAAAAGAAGTAAACTATCTTGTCAAAGAATTTGAGTGCAAAAAAGCAGCAGAATCATATTCCAAGGCGTCTGAATCAAAAACAGGAATTTTGGATTGTAATTCTTTACATACTTATAAGTTTAATGATGATATTTTCAAAAAAGTTGTTACTCTTGCAGATGGGAAAAATCATGGATTGATTTTTATTCTAGATTGGTCTGGATCTATGGATCGCATCATTTTAGATACATGTAAGCAACTCTTCAATCTTATCTGGTTCTGTAAAAAAGTCTCTATTCCCTTTGAAGTTTATGCCTTCACTAATTCTTGGTCTTACAATCATATCAATAAATTTTCAGAAGCATTGAATTCAATCATCATTGATAGTAGTTTCAATCTTCTTAATGTAATTTCCAGTACAGTTAATTCACAAACATTGGAAAATCATATGCGAAATCTATATCGTTTAGCATATGCGCACACTTGTAATTATTGCACATATTCACTTCCAAATGATTTGAATCTTTCTGGGACTCCTCTCAATGAATCTTTGGTCTCTTTGCATTATATTATTCCAGAATTTATAAGTAGAACAAAAGTACAAAAAGTTCAGTGTGTCGTTCTTACTGATGGTGAAGCGAGTGCTCTACCCATGTCAACGAATGTTGGAATGCGTGGAATTGGCGAGGATTGCTATTTGAAAGACAAAAAACTGAAGACTACTTATCGATTCCCTAGATATTCATATTATGCCTCACACGAATTTACTGATGTATTGCTTCGTCATCTTAAAGATGTATTTTCACAAGTGAATTTTATTGGAATTCGCCTTCTTACTGCTGGCGAAATCTCCGGATTTGTTCGTAAACATTTGAATAATAATAATCAATTGAATTCTTATGATAAAATTATGGATGAATGGAAAAAGAATCGATCGTGCGCTATTCGATGTGCTGGATATGATTCTTATTTTGGAATTTATTCTGGCGCACTTAATGCATCCACAGAATTTGCAATCGAAGAAGATGCATCTACAACTTCGATTCGTAATGCATTTAAAAAGTCACTAGAGTCTAAGAAAATGAACAAGAAAATTCTTTCTCAGTTTATTGATCTTATTGCCTAGGACAGTTTTCAAAGTGGTCCAGATCACATCAATAATGGATCTGGGCCTGATAAAATACATTTGTTCACCACTCAAATCATGTACAAAAAAATGACCGAACAAGAAATTATTTCAGATCTTATGGACATGTATGGTGCTAATGTCACATCTGCTGACATTCGTGCTTATTGTGCAATGAAGACTATCTCGTATCCTACTGTAACCAAGCGACTTGAGAGCTATAAGTCTAGTCATGGTAAGTGGAATCTTGAAGTAACTGCAGAAGCTGTTTCTTTGATTGAAAAATCTTATGAAGCACCTGCAGTGATTCCTACAATGGAAAAGAATCTTGTCCCAGAAAAGCATCCTGGATTTGTTTCTTTTGGTTGTTTTTCTGATGTAAAGAAAATCATTGCATCTGAACTCTTCTATCCTGTTTTTATTACTGGTCTTTCTGGTAACGGCAAGACGATGTGTGTTGAGCAGGCTTGTGCTCAGTTAAAGCGAGAGATGATTCGTTTTAATGTTACAGTTGAGACGGATTCTGATGATCTTATTGGTGGATTCCGTCTACAGGATGGAAATACTGTTTGGAATAATGGGCCAGTTGTCGAGGCAATGGAGCGAGGAGCAATTCTTCTTCTTGATGAGTGCGATCTAGCATCCAATAAAATTATGGTACTTCAATCTGTACTCGAAGGCAAACCGCTGTTCCTCAAAAAAATTGGTAAGGTCGTTCATCCAAAGCCTGGATTTAACATCATTGCAACTGCTAATACCAAAGGTAAAGGTTCCGACGATGGACGCTTTATTGGGACTAATGTTCTCAACGAAGCATTCTTGGAACGATTCAGTGTGACCTTTGAGCAGAATTACCCATCCAGTTCAATTGAAACCAAGATTCTCATTAAACTAGCAAAATCTCTAGGTATTCAAGGCGAAGATGAGTTCATCACAAAACTTGTAACTTGGAGCGATACAGTCCGCAAGACATTCTATGATGGTGGTATTGATGAGATCATTTCCACTCGTCGTCTAGTACATCTACTTAAGGCATATGCAATCTTTAAGAACAAAACAAAAGCAATCAAACTTTCCATTGCTCGTTTTGATGATGATACAAAGTCTTCTTTCATTCAACTTTATAATGCAATTGATGAAGAATTTGACAAGGATGGCGATCAAGAAGTTGACAGCGAATCTGAATCGTGATATAATATCCATAGTTTGATCTATTATTATGTTTACACCGGACGATGAGATTACATTTCTCAATCGAAAACTTTCAAGTTCAAATTCTGATGATGTGATTACTTTTCCTAAAATGACAGATAATACTAATACTAATACCAATGCCAATGGATTTTGGCGATATAATGAGGATAAAATTCTCAAGCAACTTGAAGAATATATTGCCGGAACTTACCGTCAGCATTATGTTGATCGTACTGGTGGTGGAACTGAACAGACTCTTGATAAAATCAAACACAACCGTCGAGAAGGATTCTGTGCTGGTAATGTCACAAAATACATTGATCGGTATGATACTAAAGGAACTCCACGAGCAGATCTGTTTAAAGTTCTGCATTATACAATTCTTCTGATTAACCATCTCAACCTTATTGAACAAAAATGAATCTTTCAAGTGACACTATTATTATCCTCAAAAACTTTGCTTCAATCAACCAATCAATTTTTGTTAGGGGTGGCAGCACCCTGAAAACAATGTCAGTCATGAAGAATGTTTTGGCTGAAGCGACAGTTGAAGAAGAATTTCCAAAAGACTTTGCAATTTATGATCTAAATCAATTTCTTAATGGGATTAGCCTCCATGATGCACCAGAACTTGATTTTTCCAACGAATCGTATTTGACAATCAGAGAAGGTAAGCGTAGAGTCAAGTATTTCTTTGCAGATCCTTCTGTGATTGTTTCTCCACCAGAAAAAGAAATTCAAGTTCCATCGAATGATGTTGAGTTTCAGCTTGACCATTCACAATTGGAAAAACTACTTAAGGCATCTAGTATTTACCAGCTTCCAGATCTTGCCGCAGTCGGTGAAAATGGTGTTATTAGTATGGTTGTTCGAGATAAGAAGAATGATACATCTAATGAATTTTCTATTGTAGTTGGTGAAACTAATCAAGAGTTCACCATGAATTTTAAGGTAGAAAACATCAAGATTGTTCCCGGATCTTATGATGTGACTATTTCCAAGCGTCTTATTTCTAAGTTTCAATCCAAGAGTCGAGATCTTAACTATTGGATTGCACTAGAACCTGATTCAACTTTTGTTAGCTGATCTTATTTCTTTATCATGAACATTTTCGTGACTTCTCAACTTCCTACGGAGAGTGCAGGAGTACTCCCTGACCGACATATCACAAAAATGCCAGTAGAAACCTGCCAGCTATTGGCAATTGTTGCTTCTCCTTGGTACCATAATTATGGGACAATTCCAAAGGCAGATGATACTCCTTACTCCACTGAGAAAGGAGCATTTCGCAATCATCCGTGCACAAAATGGGTAGCAGAGTCAACGCATAATGCATATTGGCTCATTAAGCATGGTATGAGTTTGTGTGATGAATTTTTTCTCCGTTACAAAAAAGTTCATTCCTGCTATCGGACACTAGTTCACGCATATGATCTCTTCCCCAAAGGAAATATTTCAGAAGTCACACCATTTGTTCGTGCAATGCCAGACGAATATAAGCTGGATACAAGCATCAGTACATTCGATGCTTATAAGATGTACATTGCGTCAAAACCTTGGGTGAAAAATAACTATCTCCGTATCCCAGAACGAAAGCCAAATTGGATTTGATTATTAT